CGTTAAGGATTTTTTAGACAGCAGAGAGGATATTCCAAATGCAAAGTAGACGAAGCTCATTTATTGAAGCGTGCATCAATGTGTTAATTGGGTTTTGGATTAACTTTTTTGCTAACTTGGCAATTTTGCCACTCATCGGATTCAACATTAGCGTAAGCCAAAATTTGTTTATAGGGGTGTTATATACGATTGTTTCAGTGGCGAGAAGTTATGTGATTAGACGTTGGTTTAATCGAATGATTGTTAATGCAGCTAGAAAAATAGCAAATGAACAAGACTAAAACATGCGCTATCTGCAAAACCAAGTTTGCACCGTTTCTAAGCACAACCAAAGTATGCAGTATTGATTGCGCTAAAACATACGCAGAGGCGAATAGAGAGCGTTTAGAAGCGAAGCGCAAGGTAATAGCTAAACGTGAGTTAAAACAGGCTAAAGAGGCTATTAAGAGTAAATCAGAGTGGTTAAAGGAGGCTCAAGTTGTTTTCAATAAATATATACGCTTACGTGACGAACATTTGCCATGTATATCGTGCGGTCGCTTTCATGCAGGCCAGTACCACGCAGGACACTTTAGAAGCGTTGGCTCAAGTCCACAACTTAGATTCAATGAGCTTAATTGTCACAAACAATGTTCAGTCTGCAATAACTATCTTAGCGGAAACCAACTTAAATATAGAGAGCGACTTATCGCCAAGATTGGGCAGTCGCAGGTTGAACAGTTAGAGGCAGATAACGAGGCAGCGCATTACAGCATTGACGAGATAAAAGCGATTAAAGGTATCTACAAACAAAAGTGTAAGGAGTTAGAGCATGGGTAGAAGTTACGAACGTACAACGGCATTCTTGCAAGAGAAAATCAAAGCGGTGCTAGATAGACCATTAACAAGCCGACAATTAAGCATTGAGGCTGACATTGAATTTACCCATGTGCAGTATTACCTCAAGAAGCTAATTGCGCGCGGTGAAGTGTTATGCGTTGAGGATAAGATGAAGGCGGCGAAAGAACGTTGGATGTACTTAGCTGTTAAAGATGGAAGCGGCGGCAAGATGACGCTTAACGATAATCTAACCGAATATGTGAAGGTTGAAAAGTTTGACCAATGCAAACCAAAAGGCGCAATGGCAAGAGTTGAGAATCTAGCAGACAAGCTAAAAGCGCAATCCAAGCTAATTAACGCAGACCGCCATACATCAATAAAGCGTAGCCGTGGCGGGTGTGCTGGCGTGTCTCAAGTGTATGAGGGCTAGAGATGCAAAGCCAGTTAGCCAAGATTCGAGCTTATTTTTTAATCAATCGCGCATTAAGAAAAATAGAGGGCGATTGGCGTGCTGATTGGAAAGATAACAGCCAAAAAAAATATTATTTATGCTATGACGCTTTAAATGACTATTGCGGAATTAGCTATTCTGTGGGCTGCATAGCGATGCCTAGATTTATGTACTCAACCGAAGCAGGTATCAAGTATGTAATAGATAACCTAAAGTCAGAATGGGATATTTTAATAAATGCGTAAAGTCGGCGATGCAGTAAGAATGCGAAATAACATTAGATGCGCTAAGTCACTCATGATAAGCCCTGTTAGCGTTGGAGAGTTGGCGTTAAAGCTAAACATCACTTACAACCAAGCGAATCATTTAATTGGCAAGATGTTAAAAGCAGGCGCTTTGCTCAAAGTCGGCAACCGATACAAACTAAGCAATAGAGAGGATGAGATACAGCCAATGCCTATTTTTATTGAACGTGATGTGAATGGTGAAACGATGACAATTAGCCGACAAGATGCAAAAGAGTTACTAATGAGCGAGATGTTAGATGTGTGGCAACCGTTAGCGGCAATCGCGTTAAGGTGTGGCATTCATTCGATAACTGCTAAACACATATTAAGCGAGTTGGAACGAGAGCTAAAGGTGAGGTCATCAACTTTTAGGCTAGATGGTCATAACAAATCACTCAGCTACAAGAAAACAAGTTACGTTAAAGTGATGGGCGTTTTTATGCCAGTGCAACAAGAGGCGGAGTTTGTGCTTTAAATGCTAATCATGGAATTTTTACAATTGCCTACAATACGCATTACATAGGCAAACACTAATTAACACATGGATGGTTTAAACGAGAAGCAACAGACGTTTGTAAGAGAGTACATTGTAGATTTCAATGGAACTCAGGCGGCTATTCGCGCTGGATATAGTGAAAAGACAGCAAATGAGCAAGCATCACAACTCTTAGCTAAACTTAACATTCAGCAAGCGGTAGATAAGTTGATAGCAGAGCGCAGAGAAGTTACGTGGTTAACTGCTCAAAAGGTATTAGATGACATCGAGCTAATCAAACGCGATGCAATGCGAACTAAAGCAGATGTGCATGGCAACACTGAAATGGTTAATCACAATGCAGCATTGAAGGCTTGTGAGTTGCACGGTAAACATCTAGCTATGTGGGTAGAGAAAACAGAAGTAACAGGCGCAAATGGAACGCCCATTCAGTTTGAGACAGCGCCCAAGTTAAGCAAAGAAGAATGGCTAAAGGCTCACGGCCTTGTTGCCCTGCGCTTGCTATTTCTGCCTCGGTTGCAGTCTTCGCTACTCTAATTGCACCACTAGCCGCATCTTGTGCGCCTGAAATCATCTCAATGTCAAACATCACCTCTGCGGTGCTGTACATTTCATGGTTAAATGGTATTTCTGGCAAGTGACCAATTTGATTCTGCAATGCCACTGTTGGGTCAGCAGAAACGCCTATCATTTCATCCGTGGATTTACGGTTATTGATTGCCATCAATTCTTGGTCAGTGATTCCGCTTGCTTTATTAAACAATCTAACCGCGCGGTTTTTCTCTTTATGCTCTGACGCATTGGTGCGTTTCTTGTTGTACTCATCGCCCAACTCAAGCAATAGTTCTGCATGGCTTAATGGATATTTAACCTCGGCTACTTGACGCAATTGAAGTGGAAAGAATGGATACCATTGCTTGCCTAAATTAGCGGGCTGTTGTGGCGCTTCAATATAGCCTTGATAGCCTTCAACAAGCGTGTAAACGCTCATCTCATCTAGCGACCAAACCTCATACAAGCAAACAAGCCTATCATCGCCATCCGCTTCTTCTTTTTCGCTTTGCTCGTGCGCATTGATTCGTTATCGTGAATGGTATGGCGTGAACGATGAGCCAAACGTAGGCTTAAAGCTCACTGTTGAACAAGTGGCAGATGGAATACTGGCAAGAGAGCGAGGCGACAAGGTTGAATATGGTGTCGCTGACCCTTCATGCTGGAAGGTTGATGGTGGTGTGAGTATTGCAGAGCGCTTTAGAACTAAAAAGATTATGTGGAGACAAGCAGACAACTCACGCATTAACGGATGGGATGAAATGCGCCATCGTTTCATTGGTGAAGATGACGAGCCATTGATTTATGTGTTTGATACTTGCCTAGATTCGATTAGGACAATCCCTGCTTTACAACACGACACCAACAAGCCAGAGGACTTAGACAGCGACATGGAAGACCACGCGGCAGATGATTGGCGTTATGCGTGCATGAGTAGACCAAGACTGCAAACTAAAGCGAAACGCAAAGCGCCTAGCTCACCAGAAGATATAGGCTGGCTACTTGAAAGAACGCAGAAAGCGCAAGAGGTTAGCAAGTACCGTTCTTAATCATGGAATTTTACAATGCTCTTACGATTAGGTTTAGCTCAATACGAGTTTACTAATTAGGAGAGTAATAAAATGGAACAACGCGCAACAGCAGCTTTGGCTTCGGTCACAGCATCAACAGCCATTGAAGCAGATGGCGCAAATGGTTTTCTTTCAGGTGTTGCAGTAGTAGCAAACATCAACGCTGGCACGGCGGCTTTTGTAGGCGCTTGTCAATGGCAAACTTCACCAGATGGCACAACTTGGACTAACCAAGGCACTGCTTTCGCAGGTGGCTTATTCAACTCACAAAAAATCACATTAAACAAATTCAACCGCTTGAATGTTACTGCACGTACATCTGGCGATGTTATCGGAACTTTGACGACTGAC